AGCAGTCATTCTGGCCCCACCGGAACGGCATGGTGCGCCGCGCCTCGATGAACGTCGCCAGCCGCTCGGGCCAGTCGGGCAGGCGGTTCAGGACGCGCGAGGGGAACATCACCGCTTCTCCCACCACGCCGCCACGGGCCAGAAAAGCTGCTTCTGCACCGTGTCGGACACGAAGCGCAGACCCAGGTCATCGGGATGCAGCCGCTGCTGGTCCTCGTGTGTGTATCGGAGGATGCGCGGCGTCTCCCAATCAGCCAGACGATTCTGCAGCGTCACCTGGATCGTCGCCATGTCGCCGAGAGTGACGGCCATTTGGTCCATCCGCCCGCGGAAGATCACGACCGGATCGGTGATCGGCAGATGCGTGGTGCGGTCGAAAATCACCTCCCACACGGTGCCGGTGCGCCGCTGGTACTGCTCGGTGAGGGCCAGCGCGACCATGTCTCGGGGAATGCCGGAGAGCTGCAGCGTCAGGTCATAGGCGCGCAGCTCGGCCGCCTCCTCGACCACGCTGATCGCGCCCAGGCCGCCAACGCCCAGGAACGTCAAGCCGCCCCATTCCAGGTCGGCCGGGCTGCCATTCAACCGTACAGCCCCACTCGGGAAGTCGAGATCGACGGCCACGGTCCGCAGCACCACCTCGGCCACGGAGGCCGCGGCCACGCCGGACGACAGGCCGCGGCTCATAGGGCGGCCATCATAGCGCCCAGGAGCGCGCCCAGCACCGCCGGCCAGGCGTGCCGCAGCAGCGCCCTGTACCGCGCGCTACGGCGCGCCGATGCCCAGGCGGCCGAGATGGCAGCGAGGTCGTCGCTCACCATATCGCCTCCTCAATGGGAAGGGTGACAGCAAAGCCGTGTTCACCCGGCTCGAAATCGGCCATCACGTCGTCACGCTGCAGCCGCCAGACCGGCGAGGGCGTGTCGATGTTCAGTGGCGCTCCGTTCGGGGGGCTGCGCCGGATTGGCGGGCTGATGGAGATCGAGACCGGGTTCGTGCCGTCCGACACCGCATCCGCCGTTGCCATATGCAGCATGGATCGGCCGGTCGGGTCCTGGTAGCCGAGGATATCCCCCGCAGCGAGCGCGAGGCCGGGGCTCCACTGGCCGGTCACCAGCGTGCTGCCGGTCTGACCTGGCCCGAAGATCACTGCCCCGGAGCCGCCCGCCGTGCCCCGCCGCGGGAACTTGACGATCGGGCTCCAGGTGAACCGTCCGGCCCGGCCGCGCAGGCTGACGACGAACGCCTTCAGGATCCGCTGCTCGACCGCATCTAGGTCGTGCCAACGCAGTTCCGCCACCCATCGCGCGCCGGGCAGTTCCAGGGTCTGCTCCGTGCCGTCGAAAGGGCTGCGCCCGCCACTCTGCGTGTTCGCGGCCAGGCCGAACGACATGGTGTTGGGCGCCGGCACGGAAGTCGGGAAGGCAAGGATCGTCATCGAGTGCGCCTACCGAAGGTGAGGGCGTCCTGCCCGCCGCGGTTTACGCTGCGGGTCAGGTCTCCGCGCACCACGGCAGAGATGGCCGGGAGCCGGCGGGCAAGCACAGCATCAATCCGGGCCTCCACACCCTGCTCCGCGCCGCGCGCGTCGATGTACACCGTGCTGCCGCCGAGCCGGCTGTTCGGCACGATGGAGCCCGACACGTCCGGAACGAACATCTCCGGCCCCTCCTCGCCGACCAGGTAGGCGGCGCCGCCCGAGACGGGGCCGCCGCTGGCACGCGGCCCCCCGAAATAGGTGTAGCCCATGCCACCAGGACCGACCCCGGGCGCAGAGGACGACGAGGAAAACAGATCGCCGATGCCAGAGCCAATGGCAGAGCCAACACCAGAAAAGAGGTCGTCGAAATCCACATTGCCCAGGGCGCCACTCAGCGCCTGTTCCAGCGGCTTGGTGATGAACAACCGCTCGATCACGCGGGCAATGCCCTGCTCCAGCCGCTCCAGCACATCGGCGAAGGTGCCGCCTTTGGTGATCAGGCCGTCGAAGGCCGAGGTGAATACGGTGGCGAAGTCCCGGCCCGCGCCCTCCAGGTCGATGGCCGCTTCCGCCGCCCGCTTCGTCTCATCCTCGAACTTACTGACGCGCATCTCCGAACGCGCCTCCGCCTGGTCCCAGAAGTTGTCGAACGAGTTCTGGAGCGTCTCAGCGTTGCGCCGGATCTCCTCGGCGGCCGCGTCAGCGACCTTGGTGGCACGAGCACGGCTCTGGTTCGTGTAGCGCTCGGTCACCTGCGCCATGGTGGGCAGCTGCGCCACCCGGGAGTTCGCCGATGCGAGGCCCGCCTGCGCTTCCTCCAGGCGTTGCCTCGCGTCGGCAAGCAACGAGTTGTTCTGCTGGACAATGCCCGCATCGCGCGGATCGACCGACCGCCGGAGAAGCTCGTTCTCCTGCAGATAGACCGCTTCAAGGCGCGCCAGATTGGTCTTTGCCAGCTCGACCCGAAGCTCCGCCTCCTTGCGGATCTGCTCGCCCGCCGCCTGCGCGTCCTTCAAGCGCGCCTGCGCCAGGCGGAGCTGCCGGTCCTCGGCCGCCTCCAGCAGGTGGATGCCCTCTTCGAGGGCGTCATCCAGCTTCTTCTGAGCGTTCGTTGCCTCGTCGCCGGCGGACGCCACGCCCAGCAGCTGCGCCGCCAGCAGTCCGACCGTCAGCACGACGCCCGCGATGGCGCCGGCCGGACCGAAAACGCCCAGCATCTGCGAACCCTGCTGGCCCAGCGCAGTCAGCCAGCTGGTGCCGGCTTGCACCTGGACCACGAAGTCCTGGAGCTGATAGCCAGCCTGCTGCGTCGCCGCCCGGAAGTTCGTGAACCGCGCCGTCGCCTGCTGCGTCGCCTGCCCCTGCGCCGCGATCGCGCGGGATGCGCTCTCGTTGGTTCGGACGTAGCTGTTCAAGAGCTGCGCCGCGGCCTGAAGCTGGCGGCGGAACTCCGCATCATCGACCGTGAGCGTCGTGACGACGGGGCTATTGACGCTGCCTGACATGCCGCCCCCTTGCCTTCAACGCACCGAACACCTGCCGCGCCTGCGCCGCTACGGCGGCCCTGCGCTCGCTCACCGCCTCGGCCGGGTCATCCCAGGCCGTCCGGAACAGCCTCAGCTCGTCGGGCTTCCACGCCCCGCCGTCCTGGCGCTTGGCATGCACGTTCAGGGTCAGCGCCGACAGCGCCGAGAAATGCCAGTCGGCGCGGCGGTCCGGCAGCGGCTCATGGGCGTCGAGCACCATCCACTCGCGGAACTCCGCCGCGCTCATCCGCTGGCCGAGTTCCTCCACCGTGCATCCCAGGGCAAGGGCCAGCCGGAACGCAAAGCGCCGCGCCGGCTGGCGCCTCAGTTTCCCGCGATGGCCTCCGCCGGCGCGGAGATGCCGGAATGCTCGGCCACCGCCCGCGCGACACGCAGCGTCAGGTCCCAGGGCTGCTGCGCCAGCCAGGCATCATCCTCGGCCGTGAACAGCGGCTGCCCGTCCTCCGCGGCGACGCCGAACCGCACCATCAGCACCGTGCGGCGCCCGCTGTCCTGCTCATCCGACAGCGCCGCCACGTCGAGCGCTCCGATTCGCCGGATGGCAACCGCGCCGCCCCACTCCGGCACCTCCAGGCTGCCCAGCACTGGCCGGGCGCCCAGGATCTGCTCACGCGTCAGCATGGATCAGGCGGCCTCGGTGATGTCGCTGTCCACCGTGAGCGTCACGGAGGCGGTGATCACGCCGTTGATCGGCGCATTGATGGAGATCGCCGAGATATAGGCCGCGAACTCCAGCGTCGTGGCGTCGCTGGCCGCGCCGCTGCCGGACGTCCCTGCCGGGATCTCGATCTGCCAGTTGCAGAGGGCCTTGGCGGCGGCCTGCGTGCGCAGCCGGTCCTGGCCGGCATCGCCATAGTTAAGCTGCAGCCCGACCGTGATCTGGCCCGGGTCCTTCAGGCCCAGCGCCTTGCGCATACGCGTGTCGGACAGGTTCGTGACGTCCAGCACGGTCCAGCTCTCGGCCGGGCCGCTGATGGATGTCACCTCGCCAACGGGCGTGTAGGTATCGGGGGTCTCGCTCTCAATCGAGAGCGTCGTCCCCGGGGACTGGATCGCCATGGGTCAGGTCTCCGCGGTCAGGATGTCGAACAGCAGGGCATCGGACAGGACGCCGGGATCGGCCTCGGTCTCGCGCACGCGGGCCTGCACGCGGCCGATCAGCCGGGCGCAGGCAATGGCGTTGCTGCCGATCAGCCCGTCGAGAGCGTTGCGGACGGCACCCGCGACGCCGCGCACCGCCTCGCTGGTCTCGGCAAAGCACATCACCGCCACCTGCACCTGGTCGTGCGAGCCGCGGCCGCCGAGATGCGCCAAGTTCTGCGTCTCCTGCCGGGCAAACACAACGCGCGGCAGTGGCGAGGCCTGCGGCGCATCGACCGGGTAGATTCGCGTCCCCACCAGGGCGGTGAGCGGCGCATGCCCGGACAGCGCCTCGTAGATGGATTGCTCGAGCGTCACCGGCCCGCCCTCGCCATGGCGCGCTGCACGGCCTCGCGGAACGCACGCTCGAACTCGGCACGGGCCTGTGCCTCAGCCGCCTTGCTGGCACGCTGCCAGAAGGGGTGCGGCCGCATGCGCCGGGTGCCGCGCTCCAGGAAGAACGCCCAGAAGGCCCGCCCGCGCGTCACCTGGACGGCAATCTCGCCCGTGCGGCGGAAGTTCAGCCGGCGGCGGCGGATGTTGTCCCGGAGGTGCCCGTAGTCGTATGCGCGGCTGACCGGCGCCGCGAGCTGCAGCCGGCCGCGGATGCGCCCGCGGGCGATGAAGACGCTCCGCACCCGGCGCGTCTTGCGCGTCGGCTCCGTGCCGACCGGCGCCGCCGCCTGCACGGCACGCTGGATTACGCCGGCGGAGCGGTGCAGGGCATTGTAGAGCGCGCCCTTCTGCAGCTCGGCCGACAGGCCACGCAGCCGGTTCGCGGCCTCGTTGCCGCCGGAGATCGTCAGTCCGAAGCGCATGTCAGTCGGCCGCCACGATGCAATGGAGTTCCAGCCCGTCCCGCCGGCCCAGCTCCGCGATGCTCTGGATGTCATAGTTCCGCCCGTCCATGACGACGCGCCAGGACGGCCGCACGTCGCTCCGGTAGCGAATGACCAGCGTCGTCTCGCCCTCGGCCACGGTGGTGCCGGCGGCCAGCACCTCGCGGCCCCGCAGGTCACGCCGGCTGGCCCAGACGGTGGCGACGGTGGTGTACACCACCGGGGCGTCGCCCGCAGCGCCGCGCTCCAGCACGGAGGGGCTCTGCAGCGTGATGCGGCGGTCAAGCGGTCCGGCGAGCATGGGCGGGCTCAGGCGTTCGCGCCGACGGCGGCCATGTAGGCGGCAATGGCCCCGGCCATCGCGGCGGCCTGGCCCGCGCTCAGGGACGCGCCGGCATGCATGGCGCGCAGGGAGACGTTGGACGGCGCGAACGCCGTGTTGCTCCGCAGCCCGGTGAGATTGCCGGTGGAGGGCGCCTCCGATGCCACGGTATGCGTCGTGTCGAAGGCGCCGTCCACGTAACGGTCATAGCCGACCGAAGCCGCGCGGCTCATGCAGAGATGCAGCGGCGTCGTCCCGATCATGCCGCCATTGCCCGCGGCGGCGTTGTGCAGCCGTGTCGCGAAGGCGCCGGCATTGCGGCTGATCGTGGCATTCGCCCCGGTGACCTGCCCCGCAACGGTGGCCGAGCCCACGCTGATGGACGCATAGACGCCCATATGCGCATCGTCCTGGGCCAGGCCGGGGACGGCGTTCCACGCAACCTGGGTGTCAATGTGCGCAGCGGTGTTGTCGCCGACGAAACCGCGGTCCGCGGTGAAGGGCGGGCTGCCCGTCGCCAGGGCGGGCGTGCCGGCCGGGGCTTTCCAGTTGATCAGCGCGGCCTGCTGGTCATGCGCGGCAAACACATACAGCACGCCGATCCTGTTCCAGACAGCGGCATCCTGCAGCGCTGCTACCAGCGCGTTGATCTCGCCCTGGCGCTGCTCAGTCGGCGGCGTCGTCATGGCAGCGATCACCGCCTGCGCCTCAGGGCGGAAGGGCACAGAGCCCCCGCCGGGCGCTCCGGCACGCACCATGCCGATCCCGAGATGCAGCATCAGCCGAGCGCGACCACCGTCGCCGTCGTGCCCGTTGCCATGACGCGCCTTGCGCGCACAGGAACGAGCGTGCCGGCCGGCAGCTCGCCCAGCGCCACCGCGGCGTCATCTCCGACGGCCATGACGGAGAGCGTGCCGGCGGCGGCGATCCAGAGCGCCTTGGGGATGGCGGCCAGGTCGTCCTCGTCGGAGGGCGTGACGGCCGCGAGGTGGCGCGCGGGCGCAATCGGCGCGTCGCCAAAGGACGCGAAGGGGTCAGCCATGGGGGCTCCTAGATCCAGGAGAGGCGGTAGGGCGCCAGCAGGCGCTCGATCGTCGGGTTGTCCGTCACCTTGGCCGCACTCGCCGCTTCGCGGTTCGCGTACAGGTCCCCGAGCAGCAGCAGGATGGCCGCCCGGAGCGCGGCCGGGACAACAGACGCATTCACGTAGCCGGCCCGGTACCCTACCCGGACGGCACCCGAGACACCGGCGC